GTAATCACGCTCAAAATCGAGATAGTCGTATACAATGATGTCTTTGTTGGCTTTAGAGAGAGCTCGATTTACTTTCTCTCTAAACTCATAAAATTTAGCAGGACCGTTTCCAAAGGCAATTCTAAGCGCATCGATATAATTTTCGTAGAATTGTTGGGCCGGGTCTTGTTTTGAGCGAGTCCAAACAACAAGATTATTTAAAACCTCCTCATCCATTACTCTAATATAATAGAATGGTAGAAATTCTCTCCATGTAGATTTTAGAAAAGTACATTTAAGAAGGGGTTTTGAAAAGGGGATTTCAGTTGTTTTTGATGCTGAAGTCACAGGATATCCAATCTCTAAATATCCTTCCTTTATTGTGTGACCATTAAAATATGTTTTAATTTCGTCACTAAATGTTAAAATGATATCATCACCATAAATGGCTACTGATACATGATTTAAAAAGGCTGAAAATGTGTTATATATTGTATTTTTAGTTTTAATTAAATATATATATAATATTAAAAGCCAATGTGATAAAGTATTAATTTCTGCAGTTCCAGGAAAACCTGAAACTAATCCTCTATCTTTGAAATATATTATTGTTCCATATTGAATATAGCAATTCATCACTTCGAATGCTATAGAATCTAATATATTATTGTTCTGTTCTGAAAGCTTAAGAATATCTTTTATAATATCACATGAGGCATTAAAAAGCTCTGCTCTCAAAAATCCATCCCAATTGGAAACATCAAAATCCACAGCATTTGGATGTTTGTTCAAATAATGATAAAGATTATTCCAATCAGGGCCCTCGGGATTTATACCAGGGCAAAATGGGTGGTTTCCATCTGCTAGCCTATGCATTGAAGCCCAAAAATCCAACGTCAATTGCCTCCATGCTAAAATATAAAATACATTCATACACGTGACTGATCGCGTTTTGGGTGGTGTTTCATTAGTTCCCAAAGCTTTTTCAGATGGTCGGAGTTCATCTTTTGGAAAATCATAAGCTCGTGTATATGGCAATTTTCTAGTTGATAAAGTTTGAATAAATTTATAGTAATTTTGTATAAACTCGGAATCAATATGAGAGACTTGACCTTCTTCATCAATTCTCATATAGTCCAATTTTCCTTTGTTTTTGCGCTGTTCAAATACAAAGGGAATTCCTGGTGAGCTTTTCAAATTCATAGGATTACTTCCGTCCTCTCGTGTACCTGTTATTGTCTCTTCAATTGACAGGATTCTAAAGTTATTTTTGTCTAATTTATGTTTAAGATAATGGGAGATATTTCTTTTTGCATAAGAGAGAATGGATGGTTTATATGGTTCTATATTGCCTCTAAAATATTTACCCAGTGAATGAGCTAAAGGATGAATAGATCCCTTGTGATAGAGACGCTTGTCTTTTCTAGTTAGCGCAGCAGGGACAGCCTGAGAAAATATTCCCTCATTCTCAAGTTCAGTACGAATCATAGAACTACGAATTTGTGTTTTTCCAATGTCTCCTACAGATTCTTTTTCTTTACATATTAAATTTAGAGGGTCTACATGAGCAAAAGCGGCGGTTTCAAAACCTTCAATCTCTTGAACTTCTGGCTCACATAAGCGTTCAACAGGAGTACCTGCAGTAAGTGCAACATTACGTTGTAATTCTTCAAATTTTTCAAGAGTTACTACTTGTATTGCAATTTTGGGATTAACAAGGATATCAACCTCCCAAGCTTGAATTCCAATTATCCTTGGCTTAGCTTGTATCGCAGTTAAAACTGTTGAACCACTTCTTCCTCCTATAGTGTGTCCTTTCACTAAAATTGCTTCTCCAATTATATTTTCATATTGTTGATTTTTCAATTTCAAATTTCGCACTTTAGAAATACAAGCATGATGCTCTATAATTCCTCCAGATCTTGAATTAGATAAAAATATCATCTCATCAGTACACTCATGATTTTGATATTCATCCTCTGTTATAAGATGTTGAGTTATCTTTCTAGAACTAGGTAAATCACGGCAATATATAATGGCTAAATCACCATTTGGATCTTGATATATGTTATCCCATGTTACTAAATATCTAACATATTCCTTATCTTTGTTAGTAGACTGTATAGCAAGCATCAATTCTTTGTCTTTCATGTGTTTCAAAACATGCTTGTTGAGAATTATATATTGTTGACTCAACAAACACTGAACTTTACAACCGGCAGCAGAATCACTAACTATAATTTCACGAATTGAGCGATCCATTAAAGCATTAGCAACCTGCATACAATTTTGCATTGCTCCAGGACTTGAAGTTGGCCGTCCATGATAAACTAAGTTTGATGCTACTCCCTTATATAAATACTTACTTGTAGGATTATCAGTTGGATTTAACAATTGTCCTATTTGTCTAAGGGAAAATCTTATTGCAAAAAATGTCATAAAATAAGCGGCATATATCATTATTAGTGGATATCTTTCAGCGAGGTATCTAATTGGTGACATCACATAATGAAGCGTTTTTAGTGCGGCTTTCTTAAATATATTGGTGCATTGACTAGCTATTCCTTGATAAGTGTAAGATCCAAAGTATTGTGATCTAAATTTAGCATCAGCTACCAACATATCTTGTTGTGATATTGACATATTATCAAAATTTGTGGCAAATTCTCTATAACTTTGCATTGAAGAAAGCATATACGCAATATCAGCTGGAATTTTATACTTTGGACCTTCATCATAAGTTGATAATTCAAGTGTAAGCCTTTCATTACCATGCGCTACATCCATACTTGTTACATCAATATACCATTGAGTTCCTATCTTTTTCATATCTTTAAAGAGAGAAATTGGAAAATTTGTTGTTTTCCCTCGCAACTCACTTGGAAATGCTGAATTATCTGGATAAACCATCTCTTTAGAGAACCACCATCTCAAAAACGTATTTATATCTTTAAATTCCTGTCCAAGCTTACATTTGAGTATTTTTGCATATAGTAAAATTATATTTGATTCGTCTTGAACACGATTCCAATCAATAGGTGTTGTTCCTCCTAATAAATTTGGATTATTTCTCATAACATTAAATACATCCTTCAATTTGTTGTTCTCCATTATCTCCAAGAACTGTTGGGGGGCATATACCACGATGTAAAATGACCAGTTATTGGTACATATTTCTATTTTCCGTCCTTCATTCATTTCAATTTTAAGAGCTTCAGCCAAAACAGGATCTCTTATTGATTTCTTCTTCCTCTCAAGAAGATTTTTAGTACGCTGTTGTTCTTCAGTCAAAGTAATCCCGGTTGGATTAGTTTCTCTCAAAATTTCATCAACCAATTTTTCGAAATCTATATGATCAAGTTCAGGGGCTAATTTTTCACCAGCATAAATTTTCTCTCCTAATTCATCAGTTGTTCCATAAGGGTGTTGTGCTCTACAAAATAGTCTTCTTATTGAATTTGTTATTGGTAATTCAGGAGCATCTGGAATATCAGAGCGTTGATCAAGAAGCGCATCTATTTCTTCAAGACAATTTTCCACATGTCCATACTTCTTCTGAGCGGAGTAAGTGCCTTCAGCTCCCCTAAATGCAGAAAATCTAACAGCACAGTTTGAAATAAATTGTTCATAATTCCATCCAGTAGCTGGTAGACTTATACCCTGAGGGGGTTTATTATTTTCAGAAAAATAAAATGTAGGATCTAATTTCTTATCTGCATATGCAATATGCATATTAGCATTCTTTAATTTTGTCGCATATTCTCTATAAATTTCAAATTCATCTGCATCTACTGTAGCTGCCCCTCCAAATTCCTGGGGAACAGGCCTCAAAAGATTAAATGTTAAATGTGGAAAATCGGATGTTTTTCTCTCTGGATACTTTTTCTTGAACATAGACAGTGAGAATTGTCCCAATGATGGATCCAAAACGTCAGGATCACAAATGACCTCTACTAGCATATGACGCCTACGATGTATAGCTTCCATACACAATACATCTTTTCCTAAAGGATAGGCTGTATTAGTGGATGATAACAATACTTCTGAGGTTAACTGAACGCCCTTATCATTTAAATTCGCCATTGGAAGAATTACAGGGGTATTTGTTACAAGGAACATTGATGCTGTAAGATGTTTTGGATCATTTATTTTATATAAATCATCAACGACCATTATTTTTTGCCCTGCATAGCCATCAAAGTATTCAAGATCAGTATTATAGGAATAAAAGCTTGGCTTTTCTTCCTCTGGCCAAAGAGTTTTTGATAAATCAGATATTACATTTTTGGTGATGGTAGACTTTCCGATTCCAGGACGTCCAACAAATTGGACATGGAACATCGTGGGCTGGAAATTTGAAATTGCTCTAAGTCTAGTCACAAAATCTGAAACTTCCTTTACTTGTCGGGTAACTTTCTCCAAATCTGCTGCGAGATGTCTTAATTCAGGTTTTTGTTTCAAATCCGATTGTAAACCCAAAAATGTTGGCAATATTGTTTCAGCTTGCTTTCTAACATTCTCTGACATTCTGATCGCATTCATTCCAGCTTCAGTATGAAGATACTTGACTTTTATTGTTAATTTAATAACTTCGCGTGCCAATAAATCTCTTTCAGGTGTTCTTTTGAAAATATTTATAGAAATCCACTCAGCTATAGATGTATAGATCTTCTTACAATATTCAAACAATCTTGCTATCCCAAGAAGTCCTTGTGATATAAAATGAAAGTTCTTAAGTTGATCAGCAAGTTTCTTCGAAAGCGACAAAAATTCTTTAGCGCATAATGGTGCATTCTTGGCAATACTAGCCATTAAGCCACCAAAAACACTAGCAATAGCTGAGGGGCTTGACGAAAGCCATTCAAAAATACCTCCAGATGTTTCAGAATTTCCAACAAATTGAGTTCCATCATCACATGAAACTTCATCCTGAGTCCACGACCAAAAATTCATTATCTCATTATATGCGGTTCTAACCAAGCCAAAAGAATTAAGTATTAGTAAGGCTAATATAGTTCTTAAAGCTGTGCTTTGTGTATTAATATATATTATATAATAACTAACAGCATCGAATATTGACTTTGGGTCCAATTTTACAGCCGTAAAACCAGGAATTGGTGATAAATATTCCTGAACCTGTTTCATAATGCCATCAATCATTCCCTTAAATGAATTTATTGCATCAACAACGGGCTCAAAATTTTTGATTAGGCCCTGTCCAATTGCTTCAGATTTCTTTATTGCTTCATCAAGAATTGCTTTTCCTTTTTCTTCATGAATTTCTGCGGATGATTGCGCTACTTTTTCTAAATTTTCTGTTAAACCTAAACGTTGACTAGTTGCGATTTCATCAATTTTTGTTGACATTTTATCAACCGAAGAGTCTAATCTATCACCTATCTGTTTTGGCATCTCCTTTAAGAGGGCTATAACTTCTGCTACAGCTGGATTATCCACGACGCCTTGAGCTAAATTGCTACCCAAAGAAAACATTGTTGGATTACATACTCCTAAGTCTGGAACTTCTTCATAAATTCCAGCATTAAATCTATTTTTGTTAGTATCTGTAAAACGTTGATAAATGCCCCAGTGCCAGGCGTAAGCGTATATCATATTAGGTGAAAGCTTTGACAAATCATGATGAGGTGATGGACTACGTAAACGTCGCAATTCTCCAGTTAAAGAATGTATATGCAGATACGTTTCAGTGACATATGATGCAATGAGTGATCTTGGAGGCATTCCATTAGCAAAATCACGAGAGACCTTGAACAATAATTGTTGAGAGACTGGTTCACGGCGCCAGTCGCCAGAGGCGTATATCCTCTCGGATGATGAAATGCCTCTAATTGACATATGTAGAAATGCATAGAAGATACCTTGTATATCCAAATTTGCGAATTTCGAGTCTAATAATATATTAAATAATTTGGAATAAGCAGAAGAAATCGTATTGGTTCGCAACAATGAATTGAAAACGTCAAATACACATTCAATTGTTGACATAATGCCACCATTCCAACCCACTCCATCAGGATGATGAGTTTCTAATCTTTTGTGAGATATTTCGCATTCTGTGTATGACTTCAACAATTCATTCATGGGTAATTTATATCCAATAGTTTGATTTCCATTTGTTCGGCCTATTGATACAATCCCTGAAAACAGAGGTGTACCTTTTAATTTCTTGGTTACAGTTTCTTTCTTAGATGGAACTGGCAAAACCTTGAGATACTCAAAAAGCTCACCAAAGGTGTAAATTGGCAGTGTTGGACAATTCTCACTTGGAGTTCCATGAACATAAAGAAACTTATCTCTATAAGCCTGGCAAACTATTCTGACTATATTACGATCCAATTGTATACGCCATCCAGAATCTTGTTGATTCTTATATCTGCGTAATGCCAAAGCAACTTCTGATGATAAATTAAACTTCTTGCGTGGTGATTGGGCCATTTTATCTCAGGATATAGCGTCTCTTACTTTTCAACTTATAAGAAATATAGCAATATAATTGTTAGCAAATATAGCAGTATCAATATTGTAGCATATAAAATAGCAGGTTGAGGGCAGCGTATAAAGCAGCAAAAATAATAGCACATAAGTTGTATTTAAAAGTTTGAGACGGTGTATCCATCGCCAGAATGGGTACAGGGTATGCCCTCCGTAGAGTGCGCGGACCAAGTCGTACCCCTTTCTGTCCAGCCGACCCACACGGGTGGACAGCAATTCACATTACATCAAAGCTAACGGCCACACGGATCCACATCTTTCTTCCATCTTGCTAGGACTTCAGAATGATTAAACTTAATCGCCATCTTCGAATTACACATTACTTGATTCATGTGCTCCAACCTTGGACTCTAAATGCCGAATTAAGCCTCTATGGGGTGGCTGCCTTAACCTCAAACAATATTGGAGTAAGGCTCTTGAACGCTCGTAGGTTTGATGCGTGAACGCCCTGCATTTGTCCCGTGACAAGGAGGACTACAATAATAGAGACGATTAGGGTTTCGCCTTTATTAAGGTGTGTATTCAGGGTTACAGTCCGTAAACGTATACACAAAACGCTATGCATTCATTTATTTAATCACGTTGATTGCTCACGCTTAGACGTGATGTGGAGCAAAAGACCACAACTTTCTACTCATTTCTTGATGTTTTTCCTAAAGAAAATCCACCCGGAATTCCTGATGCCAATTTTAAACGCTCAAGAGCGCTCAATGAAGACATATCTACTTGTTCTGGTATATAATGCTCGGTCTCGATATTATCAGGATCTAAATCTTGGGGGATATCTCGATGTTTTCGACGTCTACCCTGATTTTTACCTGCTGGAATATCAATTATAGGTTGACTATTTGGATTTGCATTATATTTCTGTTCATTTCCTTGTATTCCTAGGTTTGCATTTTGACCTGATATGTTAATATTAATACCTCTTGCATCTCGAGATGCCGTTTGACTTTGAACTCCTACTCCAATACCAATTAAAGGAGCTTGAGTTGTTGTTGTTGTAGTGGAAGAAGTTGTTGTTGATGTTCCACTTGATACAGACACAGCTGTATACATTCCAATACCATCAGAAGTATATTTATCGTCAGGAACACGATAAACTCTCTGACTTTGTGGTATTGAAGACAACGGCAAAGTTGTTAAAGAGGGAGGTAAAAATGGGTCAGCAAATTGAAAACCTTCTGCACATCTATATTCCAATTCAAAAATTATCTGAGAACCAGCTTGTGTCGAATTTAAATCACCTCGAATACCGATCACTATCCAATTATCGCCATGGGGTTCTGTCTGCAATAGTGTCCTACTTTGAGTAACATTATTTCCAGTAGGAAATCTTCTAAAAAGAAATCCAGGGGTACATCTTCGAGATATCCAAGCCAATTGATCATAATAGGCAGTAGGGTAATCATACGGCATAGTGAGTTCTAAATGCCGGTACATAGAAGTATCTGAAAGAGCATATGCATTCATCATCGCAGGACGAAAGGAAATATCTTGTCTTTCTATAGCGGGTCTATTTTTGAATTGATTATAAACTCCAATAGGTGAAAATACATTTTTAACAGAAGTTCCTATTACATATCCTTGAGTAGCAAAACCAGCAACCATTCTCAAACGATATTGCATATCACCTCTCCATCTCCGAAACGATTGTGCAAAAGTTGCGATAGGAGGAGGCAAATCATAATTCGTCAAAGTAATTGTCGGCTTAGCTGGATCAGGATATGCTGATCCATTATCAGAGGGAAGTACAACAGGCACCATGTTATTATATGAATAAGAATAAATGGGAGTAGCAAAAGTGCCAGCAGGTCCAGGATCAGCAATATCATAATGTCCATGGACGGGTCTAGTAGGAATAAATGGGCCGTTTCGTATAGCGAATATAAAGTTCTGGTCATCGCTTATAAACGGTAAATTTAGAATAACACGAAAACCCATAGGTTGCCATTGATTTATTAAATTAAGTATAGAAATTTGTCTAGGCATAGAAATTTGAGGTTGTGACACTGATTCTGGTAAATCATCACCATTAGTAGAGACAATTTGATTCTCATTAATGGCTCGGATAGGCATTTGATTATCGCTCATTATGGATTAGGATTCCAGGTAATTTCATCATTAGCAAAAGATAGCATGTGCTTTGTCTGACCACGCATATCAGTTGGTAAGTAAAAATTACAATTTTTGAAAACTTGAAAAACTAAAATTCTTATTCTATCAGGGAAGAGTGCTCCAGGAACTAAACGTTGTGCTACTTCACATTCTATAAATCCCATATTCCAAACTGGTAAGGGCATAGATTGAGGTGCCCAGACTACTCCAGGTGCTGCATTTGTATATCCCACATGGGGTATCCAAGTAGGTCTAGCTTCAATAGGAAAAGTTCCTTCTATATCGAATTCACATTCACTACCCTGTGATAAATCCCACTCCTTGGCAACGCCTCTACGTAGCTTATCTAAGTTTTCCATATCAAAATTAGGATCATAAGAATATCGAATTAAAATTTTACCTCCTGTTAAAGGAGCTTTAATAGCTATAAATTTATATGAAATAGTACCAGTCCACCATCTGGAAGCTAAGAAAGGCAAATAATTCCAGGGAATTGGAAATTTATCTCTCAAAGTTCCATCACTTGAAGTGACATGGTTCAAAACATAAGTTGTATATATACTAGTTTTAGGTTCTTGGGTTATATCCATATTGAAATTTCCTTTATACAACTGAAGTTCTGACATCCATGAAAAATCAGGAGGAACATCAGTTATATTTTCAGGAGCTGAGGTCGGCATACCGGAATGTTCCAAAGTTGCACAAACAGTTTGTGGAAGAGGCTGCATAGGCTCATTCACTAACCGCGGCGGATTATATTGTAGCATGTTTTGTGTATTAATCGACATTGTCTTGCATTGTAGAGTCACCAGTTGGGGCAGCAGCAGAAGCAGAATTTGCAGCTGTTGTATCAGTGGGATTAATCCATCCACTTGAAGAAGCAGCAGTATTGAATAAATCAGGATTCGCTTGTACTGTTCCAGCAACGGCATGTCCTATAAGAGCGCCAAGGGGTCCGAATATAGATCCAATTCCTCCTCCAGCGGAGCCAGCTTTAATTGTTTGCTGTTGTTGATTTTGAATAAGGGAAGCATTCAAGCCAACATTTACTCCATGTTGATTGATATTGGACATATAATCTTGAGATGAAATATTTTCTTGTCCAGTTGTTATAGCTGAATTAACTGATTGTCCTACTTGTTGGTTTATAAGGGCTGCCAAACCCCAAGGGGTTCCAGCGGAAGCGATCTCAGCTCCCTCGGCAATGCCTGTTTCAATAGGAATATCAGTATCGATTGCAGCAGATTCTTCACCAGGTCCATAATTAAACGATGGGTCAGATTTTGATGCATCATAATCATCAAGTGCTTTTTGATCATCATCTATTATCGGATTATCGTCTCCAATTCCCCATAAGGCATCGAGTTGACGTGAGTCGGAAGCAGAGGATCCAATGTAGGTATTGGCAGCGGCATCCGAAGAGAGCGAATTAGAGCCTTTATTGAAGATTTGATTAGGGGTCCCGTAATTTGAGTTGCCAAAGAAAGAAATGCCCATAGGGTTTGATAAGAAAGATAGACTAGGGTCAACAGCAGACGACAGATGTTGACTGCCAAACGAAGCTGAGGTGGAAGGGATTCCATTCATAGATGAGTATCATCTGGAATATAACCAGAATAAGTCACATCTGACAGTGAAACCCATATACGGACTGTCATATCTTGAGTTACTCCAGTTGAAACTTCCATTGGCCAGGGTACTGCTAGGTGTAATGTTCCCATGTCATATAGCGGGTCAGATCCAAACTCAGATCCACTAATAGAATAGCGGGGAGCTCCGAAAGAAGATTTAAGAGGGGATACCCATTTAAGTGATACTGGAACGTCAACGTTCTCACCCATTGGAATTTTACGATGAGGTAATTGGGTTTGATAAAGGTAATTGACATAAGGGTGTGTGGAAGCAGCAATCGATTCAAGATTAAAATGATAAGAATAAGCCAATTTGGGTAAGTTTGAGTAAAATATAACAAATTGTCCCACTTGTTGAAAATTTGAACGAAATTGAAAATCAAAATTAATGGTCCATGATTTAAGGCAGAAAGCCGAAGCTAAATTTGGTCTTAAAACTTTTGCAATAACATCACGCCATGAATTAGTAAATTCCCAAACTATACCAGTTATATTAGGATTGATATTTATATCAGTCAAAAGCTGTTTCTGTGATAAAAGATCCTGTAATGTCCATGTTGGTGAAATAACACCAGATTTTTCCGTTACATTGCTGGGGTCAGGTTTTACTGGGAGACCGAGTATAACATTAGACATAGGTAGTGGTATAGCACCAGTATCAATATCCTTTGCTCTACTTAAATTGTTTCCTGTTTCTTTGTTTTGTATAACTTCCATTTTAAATTAGGTTTTGGTACTCGCAAATAGACAGCCTCTACATAATTTCTTCGGGTGAATATCTTTGAGTAGTAAACTTAAAACTAAATTAAACTAAACATCCTCTTCTATACCTAAAAATCCTGTTATTAATG